CTGACAAGACAGTAGCGTCAGCCATCAATCTTGATAACGGTACTGTGGTTTTCTATACAAACTCAGGACTTACTGCCAATACAGATTTTACGCCCACCGAACGTATGCGCATCACCTCATCTGGCAACGTCGGGATTGGCACTACTAGTCCTTTTACAATTGGAGGAACCGCTAAGCTTTCCTTATATGCTTCCGGACCATCAACTTTTGGGTTATCAAGCTCAGATGCTGTATACCTAAGAAGATACGGGGTTGGTCAATATCAATTTCAAACAACAGCAACTGGAGGAAACAATGGAGACTTATCCCTACAATCGTACGGGGGTAACGTCGGTATCGGGACAACGAGTCCACAAAAAAAATTAGAAGTAAATGGCACTGGAATAGTTGCATCTTTTGGTGGAACTTTTTCTCCTGCAAATTTTGCCGGAATTCATTTTGGATATTCTGAGCTAACTAATGACCTGTATAAAAAATCAGCGATTGTTTTTGAAAGAACAGATAATCATGGTCAAGGCGGCAATGCTTCTGGTAAAATACACTTCTTACTTAACAATATCGCATCAGAATCTGCAACGTCTCTTTTACATTCAGTAATGGTGATTGATACTGATGCTGTAGCAACACAAGGTTCTGCAAGAGTCGGTATTGGTAAAACTAACCCAGCTACAACACTTGACGTAAATGGTGTAATTACTGCAACTGGAGGTACTTCAACTAATTGGAATACTGCATACGGATGGGGAAACCATGCTAGTCAAGGATATGCTACTCAAACATACGTAAACACAGCAGTATCTAACTTAGTAGCATCTGCACCAGGAACGCTAGACACTTTGAATGAATTAGCGGCAGCACTTGGGGACGATCCCAACTTTGCTACAACTGTCAGTACCTCCATAGGGACTAAACTAACAAAGAGCAGTAACCTATCTGACCTAACAAGTACAAGTACAGCAAGAACTAATTTAGGATTAGGAGCATTAGCTACATTGTCTACCGTTAATGCAGCCACCATCACAGATAACTCCGTAGGAGCAGCAGAGTTAAATGTCTCTGGAAACGGAACAACAGCACAGTTTTTAAGATCTGATGGGGATGGCACTTTTACCTGGGCTACGCCTACAGATACAAACACAACTTACACAGCAGGTTCAGGATTATCCCTAACAGGAACTGTCTTTGCGAATACTGCTCCTAATGAACAGTTAGCGGGAATGCAGGCAGTGCAACGGTATTACAAACAGCAAGAACAATTGCAGGAGTTTCATTCAATGGATCAGCTAATATATCATTAAACAATAATGCTATTACAAATGGTGCAGGGTATATAACTTCATATGTTAATACAACTTACACAGCAGGTTCAGGACTATCCTTAACAGGTACAGTATTTGCTAATACTGCACCAAACATTGTACAAACAACAGTTAGCGGGAACGCAGGCTCAGCTACTGTTTTGCAAACAGCTAGGACAATAAATGGAGTTTCATTTAACGGCTCTGCAAATATAACAGTTGCAGATAGTACAAAACTTCCTCTAACAGGAGGTACGTTAACAGGTGCTTTAGTAGTGCCTTATTTAAACATAGCAGAACCTGTTGAAAATTTCAATCCATTCGGTCAATTTAAAATGCAAGATGGGATACTGTCGAACGCATTGGTTGGAAGATGGGATAGATTTGATGTAACTATAGACGGCACGCTAGAACCTGGAGCATCTATAAAGTTATCAAACCAAAACTTTGAAGAGTATAACCAAAACCGTCTTTTTGGAACTGATGCAGGGGAGACTAAAGTCTTTAATGTAAACGTGCAGAAGCTAGCTACCGGCAATGTTAACAGTAACGGTATAACTTATTGTGCTGGCTATTTCGATCTCTGCTTCTACTCGACACCATTCCCAGCTTCCTGGAGTGCAAGAGTTAAGAACAGAGACGGTAACTGGACAACTGTAACTTCCTTTACTAAAATTGGAAACTCTAAGTTAAGAGGTGTAATACCTATAGGTAACTACTTAACAGATATTGAGTTTACTTTAGTAGCACGAACCTCTGCACCCTATGTTACAGGTAATATAACTTATGGTCTAGCAGAATTTGAGCTATTCTTTAGCAGAATGGTAGCATCTCAAGGAGGTAATATTTCATCTCTCGGTGGATACTTAGGCGGAACAATAACAACCAACAGCGGTATCACCTCCACCAACTGGAACACAGCTTATGGATGGGGTAATCATGCAAGTCAAGGATATGCTACTCAAACATACGTAAATACTGCAGTATCTAACCTGGTCTCATCAGCTCCAGGAACTTTAGACACACTCAATGAGTTGGCAGCAGCGTTAGGTGATGATCCAAACTTTGCTACTACAGTAACAAACAGCATTGCCGGTAAGCTATCATTAGCAGGCGGTACAATGACTGGAGATATTATTTTTAATAATAATATTAGATTAGAATATTCCACTACCCATTGGATTACACCTAGAGACAGTAGCGGTAATATGCACTTAAGAACTAGTAGCGGTGGAATATACTTAGATGCACCTGTAATTTATTTTAGGGAAGTAGGAAGTGAAGGTAATAGTATTACTGTAGATAATGGAACTTTAACTGCAACCGGTATAATTACAGCTACTGGAGGCAACTCTACCAATTGGAATACAGCATACGGATGGGGTAACCATGCAAGTGCTGGATACTCATTAACCTCTCATAATCACTCAGGTGTTTATCTACCAATTTCGGGTAAGGCATCAGATTCTGAATTACTTGACGGTATAGATTCTACAAATGTAATTCATGGAAATGCAAAAGGAACAAATGATTCAGTTACTACAGATGCAGATGGATTAGATAAAACAGGTTACTATACTTCTAGTGCATTTGTGACTAAACCTTCAGGTGTATCTAACTGGATGTACATTGAACATATCAAACTGTACAATTCTAATACCGGGTATCAGAAACAATTAGGTTATGACACATATGATAACCGTATGTGGGTTAGAACTAAAAATAATAGCACTTGGACTTCTTGGAAGCAGATTTGGACCGAAGATGTATTTGCAAATAATTCCTCAAATTGGAACACAGCATATGGTTGGGGTAATCACGCCTCAGCAGGATACTTAACAACTTACACAGATACAAATACCACCTATACAGCAGGAGCTGGACTAACTTTAACCGGTACTGTATTTTCTCATACAGATACATCTTCTCAAGCTTCCGTTAATAACTCCGGTAGAACATATATTCAAGATATTACTTTAGATGCATATGGTCATATTACAGGTATTACATCTGCAACAGAAACTGTAGTAAACACAGATACAAATACTACATATACAGCAGGTACTGGGCTTTCCTTAACAGGAACAGTCTTTGCCAATACAGCTCCAAATATTGTACAAACTACAGTATCGGGTAACGCAGGCACTGCAACAACCTTACAGACTGCTAGAACAATAGCAGGTGTTTCATTTGATGGTTCAGCTAACATATCTCTAAATAATAACGCAATCACTAACGGAGCCGGGTATATTACTTCATATGTTAATACAACATATACTGCAGGAACAGGTTTAAGCTTAACAGGTACGGTATTTGCTAATACTGCACCGAACATTGTACAGACAACAGTATCAGGTAACGCAGGTAGTGCCACAGTACTTCAAACAGCACGGACTATAGCAGGTGTAAGCTTTAACGGTTCTGCTAACATATCCTTGAATAACAATGCTATTACAAACGGTGCAGGGTATACTACTAGTGTAGGTACTATTACAGGGTCAGGTACTGCTAACTATATACCTAAACTTACAACTACAACTGCTTTAGGAAACTCTCTCATATATGACAATGGTACTAACGTAGGAATTGGAACGACTACTCCTGGTGCTAAACTAGAAGTTATTGGTTCATTTAATGTGAAAAATGCTAGTTTAGCAATTACTCATTTTAATTATAATGATACCTCTGTAAATTATGTAAGAGGCGTAACTAATTTTGATACCAATCCTGTTTATTTTACTGGCGGCAACATAGGTATAGGAACTACTACTCCCACAGAAAAACTAGATGTAAGTGGTGTAGTTAACGCTACGTCATTTTCAGCAGGTGGAACAGCAGGATTTACAGGAACAGTTACAATTGCAGGCAACCCTCCAGGTTCACAGACGCTTGATTTTCAAGGGGGATTACTTGTAAGTGTTTCATAATAAGAAAAACAATTATATCTGTAGATATTACGCTAGCACCGCTTCCTCTGCAGCTTTGAAAAGCATAGCGAAGTCAATACCGGAGAAGTAGAGTAGTTTGCAGTAGACACCCTATTTATAACATATGGCCAATATTGCAATATACGACGGTACCTCACGGTTCTATCCCGGAAGCACTCCTTTTGGGTTCTACGATAATGATTATCAATTCCAAACAGATGCAGATAAGGTAGTAACCTTCTGTGCAAGAAGATTAGGATACCCTATAGAGAATATAGAATTGCAGGATATAAATTTCTATGCAGCTTTTGAGGAAGCAGTAACAACTTACGGAAATGAGATCTATGCGTACAAAGTAAGACAAGACTATCTTTCATTAGAAGGAACATCAAGAACTACTACTACTCTAAACACAGACGTAATACAGCCAAACCTATCGTCTATCATAAGAATGTCTCAACAATACGGTGAAGAAGCTGGAGTTGGAGGAACAGTAACTTGGTACACAGGCTCTTTACTCCTCACACATAACAAGCAAGATTATGATCTTAACCAATGGGCTCAAGACTCTGCATCAATAAGCTCTACAGATAGAATAGAAATAAAAAGAGTATTCTATGAATCAACACCAGCAATAGTAAGATACTTTGACCCTTATGCAGGATCTGGATTAGGATTAAGTAATATGCTAGACCAATTCGGTTTTGGAGCTTCTGCACCTGCAGTAGACTATATGCTAATGCCTCTAAACTTCGACATACAAAGAATACAAGCTATTGAATTAAACGATGCAATAAGAAAATCACAATTCAGCTTTGAACTTGTTAACAACGTATTAAGAATCTTCCCAATTCCTAAAGAAGGAAAGTTGAGATTTGAATACATAAAGAACTCAGAAAGAAATTCAATAACAGCACCAGGAACATCTGGAGGAGTATCAAACGTATCGAACGTACCTTATAAAAACCCAACCTATACAGAAATCAATTCTATAGGCCGTCAATGGATCTTTGAATATACGCTCTCCATTGTTAAAGAGGTTCTAGGCTATGTTCGTGGTAAATATGGTACGATACCTATACCCGGGGCGGAAGTTACTCTAAACCATGCTGACCTTATCACCGCAGCTACTGCAGAAAAGGGAGCATTATTAGAAAGATTAAGAGGGTATTTAGAGGATACCTCTAGAGAGAAATTATTAGAGAGAAGAGCATTAGAAGCAGACTACAAGCAAAAAGAATTAAACCTAGTTCCTCAACCTATATTCATCGGGTAATATACTAAGAAATGGCATTATACGGCGAAGCAAGAGATATAAGTCTATTCAGACACATCAATCGAGAGTTGATGCATGATATAATATCCCAACAGGTAGTATATTATAAGTACAACTTAGAACAGACTAAAGTTAATATCTACGGAGAAGCAGCAACCGGAAGAACCTTTCAAGAGCCTATATTACTTTATTCACTGATAGAAAGAGGAGATCAAACTTCCCCAATTCAGGATGAAGTAATAACAGAAGCACAGCCGGTTACTTTTAGATTCTTACGAGATGACCTAGTAGACGCATCACTTCTAGTAGAAGTTGGAGACGTAGTGCAGTGGAAAAACGCATACTACGAAATAGATAATGCAAACGCTAATCAATACTTTGTAGGAAAGAATCCGGATTATCCAAATAAAGATTTTAGCGGAAACAATCCTTTAGAGAGTGATTTAGATAGATTTGGAACAAGTCTTTCTATCATCTGTAGTGCACATTATGTACCGGCAGATAGATTAGGAATAACAAAACAAAGATTATGACATTAAGAGAAATAATAGCAGAAGAAAGTAAATTAGGATATACCTCCTCAGAACCTACCTTAGTAAATAAGGAAACAGGAACATTCCAATGGGATATTACACCGACACCACTATCCGCAGCAGTAGGATCTCTGGATGACGCACTTGTACAGTTGGAAAAAGCAATAAAAGAAAACCCGGAAGATTTAAAACTCGGTAAGTATGAAGAAGCTTTTTTCAAGCTAAAGAAATCACTTAAGTCTCACATTACACGAAACTACAGTGAATGAGCACTAAGAAACCTACACCAAAGACCCAGAGAGAGATCAGTACCTCGTTAGTTAATCCTTACGATAAAGAGAGAGGTGATCCTAATGCTATAACACCTAATAATAAAAATAGAGCGTTACAGGTTTCTGAAAAAGGAGATAAGACTAAGACTTTAGAAGTAACCCTACAGGATCATGATGAAGCTCTTATGTACTACATTAGAGAGGTAATAAAGCCTCATATCGTACAGAACGGAGAAAAAATCGCAGTACCGGTAATATTCTCCTCCCCGGAGAAATGGAAATCATACCAGAAAGATGGGTACTTGCGAGATGTTAAAGGAGCTATGATGGCACCTTTAATACTGTTTAAAAGGATCTCTATCGCTAAAAACAAGACTATAGCAAACAAACTAGACGCTAACCAACCTTACAACTATATAGTATCAGGAAAGACGTACAGTGCAAAGAACGCATATTCAAACTTTAATGTATTAAACAATAGAAAGCCGGAAAAAGAATACTATGCAGTAGTAGCACCAGACTATCTAACATTAAACTATACCTTTATACTATATACTTATTTCGTAGAGCAGCAGAACTCAATAGTAGAAGCGCTGCAGTATGCATCTGATTCTTACTGGGGAGATCCTGAAAGATTTAAGTTTAGAGCAACTATCAACCAATTTGGATTTCAAACAGAACTAACAGGAGATAACGAAAGAGTTGTCAGAAGTACTTTTGAGATTAAACTAGACGGTTATATAGTACCAAACACCAGACAAAAAGACCTAAACTCTCTAAAGAAATTCAGTACTGCAAGTACAGTAACTTTCAATACAGAGACTACTAGTAATATAGACGAAGTCTAACTCCTAAAGATACTGCTTTTTTTTAGATGAGAAAGAAACCTTCGAAGGAAATTCATCTATTTATTATTAAACCTTATTTAAAATGGCAGAAACTTTAATATCAGCAGGCGTTCTTGCAAGAGAGAATGACCAATCCTTTATTACACAAGGACCAGTAACCGTAGGAGCGGCAATAATAGGCCCTACCGCGAAAGGACCTGTAGAGGTTCCAACTGTAGTTACATCTTATAGCGATTACCAAAACGTATTTGGAACAAGTATTACAAGCGCAAGCAATGCATACACGTACTTTACTTCCGTAGCAGCTTACAACTACTTTAATAACGGCGGAGAGTCTTTATTAGTAGCAAGAGTTGTGACCGGATCATACGCACCGGCAGAGAATGTACTATACGGATCAGGAAGCATAGCAGCTGTAACTTTCAAGACTTTATCAAAAGGAGCTACAATGAACAGTAGTTCTTCTTTAAACTCTGACGGATCAATGGACAGCGGTTCTGTAGACAACGTTAGATGGGAAGTAGCTAGACGAAATGTTAATACAGGTACATTTGACCTACTAGTAAGAAGAGGAAATGACAATACAAACGACAAATCAGTACTAGAAACTTGGACTGATTTATCTTTAGATCCATTCTCTCCAAACTATGTAGCGAAAAGAGTAGGAGATCAATCATTTACCTACGCTGAGGACGGTACTAGTTACTACCTACAGACTAACGGATCTTATCCAGTAGCATCAAAATATATCCGAGTAGAAACAGTAAATGCACCTACTCCAAACTATCTAGATAATGCAGGAGCACCTAAATTAGCATATACAGCATCTATTCCCTTTGTAGCGAGCGGTGGATTTGATTCTGCAACCGGTACTGTAAAGAACGGAGCTAAATTCTACGATGCGATAGACGGTACAGATACACAAGGACTTACAGGCGGATGCTACACTAACATGATTAACTTGTTATCGAACACCGATGATTATAAATTTAACATTTTATTAACACCGGGCCTATACGATGCTGAGTACACTTCACAGGTAACTTCTATAATTTCTAATACACAGCAGAGAGGAGATAACTTATATGTTATGGACCTAGTAAAGTACGGACAGACAATTACAGACATAACCACTGCAGCAGGAAATAGAAATACTTCTTATGCAGCTTCATACTGGCCATGGGTTCAAGTAATGGATCCGGATTTAGGAAAACAAATATGGGTTCCTGCATCAACAGTAATGGGCGGTGTATTTGCTTATAACGATACAGTATCCGATCCTTGGTTTGCACCAGCAGGTATAAACAGAGGTGGATTAGGACAAGTAATCAGACCAGAGAGAAAATTAGCTCAAGCAAGTAGAGATACATTGTATACTAGCAAAGTAAACCCAATCGCTTCATTCCCGGGAACAGGAGTAGTAGTTTACGGTCAGAAAACATTACAAACTAAAGCATCAGCTTTAGACCGAGTAAATGTTAGAAGACTTTTAATTGCAATGAAATCTTACATCTCTCAAGTAGCACAGAATTTAGTATTCGAACAGAACTCAACTTCTACTAGAAACAATTTCCTTGCACAGGTTAATCCATACTTAGAAAGTATTCAACAACGACAAGGATTATATGCTTTTAGAGTAATAATGGATGATAGTAACAACACTGCAGACGTAATTGATAGAAATCAATTAGTAGGTCAGATATACGTACAGCCTACAAGAACAGCAGAATTTATCTATCTAGACTTCAACATTACGCCAACAGGAGCAGCTTTTCCAGCATAACCAATAGCGTAAATGAGCACATATTTAAACTCACCAGGAGTAGCCTCTAGAGAGGTAGACTCCTCACAAATAACAGGACAACCAACAACAGTAGGAGCTGCAATAATCGGCCCTACTGTTAGAGGTCCTGTAGAAGTACCAACCGTAGTATCAAGCTACTCTGAATACGTAAATGTATTCGGAGATAGTTTTACTTTCGGAGATCCGTACGGAGCAAAGGATACAACATACTTAACATCAATTTCTGCAGAAAACTACTTCAACGCCGGCGGAGATTCTCTATTAGTTACAAGAGTAGTGTCTGGATCTTATACAAGAGCAACATCCACTCCTATCTTAAACGCCGCAGCAATAGGGACATCACTACCAGTAGGAGTAGACACAAATTTAAGTTCCTCTATAAGCACCTTCCCTACCGGAGTACAGTGGGGAGCTTCTTTCACAGTAACGCCTACTGGAGGGAGCGGAACAGGTCTAGAGATACAGTACCTACCCACTAGAGTTAGAAGCCACGGTACATGGGTAGAGAAACACCAGATAAATGTAACTAAACCCGGCACTGATTACGAAGTAGGCGATATATTAACAATCCCAGGAGCTCAACTAGGACTTAACCCAGCAGGAAGACTAATCACAGGAGAAAATAACCTAAGCCAAAGTATTGTAGATTTTTACGGAGATGAAAGAAAGCAGCTCGGCGGCGGAGCCTCACTACAGGGATGGGCATTCTTAACCGGATCCTGGGGCACTGGAGCAGTTAACTACACTATAACAGCAGTAGGTTCTTATGCTTCAACTGTATCTCTTTTAGAGATGCAACCACCTAGAAGCCCTTTAAAAGCCCATGATAACAACTTCGATATAGGAGAAAAATACTCCGTGCCTTATTATGCCGCAGGAAGATGGCAAAGTATAACCTGGACATTAACTGCAAATAACTTCGAAACCCATGTACCTCTTCAAATAACTCTTCAAGGACCAGATGTAGCAGTACAAACCGGGGATGTAGCTTTCGAATTAGATACTCTTTCAAAAGGGGAGGTAATGAATAGCGCTAGTCCGAGTACAAATGCTCTAGAAAACGGAACTGCAAATAACGTACGATGGGAAATACCAACTGTTAATACCTCATCAGGGGAATTTAGTCTACTTGTAAGAAGAGGAGATGATACATCTAATGAGAAAATAGTATTGGAAGTATTTAACAGGCTTTCACTAGATCCAAATTCACCGTACTACATAAGCAAAGTAATAGGAGACCAGGTTCAAACAGTAGCAACTGAAGGAACAGACAGTTACTTAGAGACTACAGGAGATTATGCGAACAGGTCTAAATATATTAGAGTAAAATCAGTAGCGTACAAAACTCCAAACTACTTAGGAGCAACAGGAACACCTTCAGCATTATATAGATCCTACCTACCAATAGCTCAAAGCGGATCTTTCACAGGAGCACAAGGAGCAGAAACTCCAAATGGAAATGCAAAATTCTACAAAGACATATTAGAAGATTCGCTTTACACCTCGCAAGGAGTACCTGCAGAAAGTTACGCTTCTGCAATAGCTTTAATGGCTAATAAGGACGACTATAGGTATAACATTATAACAGTACCAGGTTTAACTTACGCAAACACTGCACATGTCTCAACTCTAACTACTTTAGTACAGAATACACAAAATAGAGGAGATGCAATCGCAGTAGTAGATGTAGTTAACTATGGAGCTAGTATAGCATCAGTTAAATCAGCTGCAGCAGCAATTAATTCTTCTTATGCAGCAACTTACTGGCCATGGGTAGAATTACAAGATCCTAGCACAGGTACGAGAGTAAGTGTACCCCCTTCAACCATAATACCAGGAGTATTTGCATATACAGATAAAGTAGCAGCACCTTGGTTTGCACCAGCAGGTTTAAAACGAGGAGTACTAGGAACTACAGTAGTGGGAGAGCGAAAGCTATCGCAGACTACTAGAGATGA